TCAATGCATAAGTCTTTCTGTCATGATGCCTTTGCCAGTAACTGTGATCAATTTGCTGGTCATCAACTTATATCTTATAACTCTTCTCAGTTAGTAAAAGATAGATTTAATGGTAATGGATGGACAACTGGAGAGTTTGACTTAACCTACACTATGAGGTCGGTTGGAGAATATATGCGTGAACAAAAAGAAAGAAAAGAACTTTTGCTTTTTAATTATGGAACTGAAGGACTGGCTCAACTCAATTAACTTTAATAAAGAAGATCTATCAGAACATATCAAAGACTACCCTCCATATATAATTAACCGATGTTTGTCGGGACATATTGATTGTATATTGTTCGCTAACGAAATGAATCTTCATCATTCTTTAGATAAAGATATGCAATATTCTTTTTATCTAAATAGTTTGAGGAAAAAGAAGAGATTTTCTCCCTGGCTCCGGAAGGATAAGGTTCAAGATTTGGAATGTATCAAAAAGTACTATGGATATAGTAATGAGAAAGCATCTCAAGCACTGAAAATCCTGACAAAAGAACAAATCAACTTTATTAAGAAACGCCTTGATATTGGAGGAATGAAATGAACAGCACCCCAGAACCAACCGTGCAGTGGTCACAGGACCAGATGGTTGAAATATTTTTAAGTGAACCAGACGATTTTCTAAAGGTTCGTGAAACTCTGACTCGAATCGGTGTTGCTTCACGGAAAGAGAAAAAACTCTATCAGTCTTGTCATATCCTTCACAAACAAGGAAGATACTTTATTGTTCACTTTAAGGAACTGTTTGCTCTGGATGGTAAACGCGCAAACTTGACGCTCAATGATGTTCAGAGACGCAATCGCATTGTTAAACTGATTTCTGACTGGGGACTGGTAACAGTTGCAAGTGAGGACGCAATCGTAGATATTGCTCCTCTGAACCAAATCAAAGTTCTGGCCTATAAAGATAAAGGTGAGTGGATTTTAGAGCAGAAGTATAATATTGGTAAAAAAACCAGACCACAAGAAGAAGGTTGATAAATAAGACTGAGACCTTTCGTGCGGTCTCTACGAAAGTCGGAACACCCGGACCCCAGAGAAGTGCTTGACACCTCTGGGGTTTTCCCTTATAATATGGAGGTAAACAAGCCTGACGGCTCTACAACCCCCGAAACTAAAATGTTTATTAAAATTCCTAAGAAAGGCGTGCCCGCCGAAATTCGGAAACAAGTAGAAGCAGCACTTCCAGAACCTCTGGTTGTTGCTGGATGGAAATTTGTACAATATGTTTGGCGTCGTCTTGATCAGGTCAACACCAAGGATGCTGATGGAAACAGTGACAACACTGTTCGCATTGGTGGAACTGGCACAAACGATGCCCTAAAAACTTCCCTTGCAAAAGGTCTTAATGCTTCCAAACTTACACCATCAATCTTTCCAGATGATAATCTGTTGAACGGATTTAATAGATATAAGAATCTTGCTCTTAACGGATATGAAGAGTGGATCTTTGCTGAGTATGAGATTGATGAGGACACTAAAACTGAGTTTCAAGTAACTAAGCAAGATTTCATTGATGACTTCCGTGCTGCTGCTAATGGTGGTGATGGTGCAAAAGTTATCACCAAAGATGAACTGATTGAACTTGGTCGCAAACGTTTTGAAAATCGTAAAGACCGTACTAAGAAAGCAATTGCTCGTTGGGTTCATAGTCTTGACTTGAATCTCTCCAACGAACAAGTTAATGGTATTGCCCAGACAGTATCAAAAGATTTTGCTCGTCGTGGAATTATCAACTCTTTCAATCGTGATGAAGCTGAGGCACACCTTGCAAATAATGGTATTGGTGCTGATATCTTGAATACCAAAGACAACACCCGTACTCTTCGTATGTTCCCTAAGATTATGAGGAACTATGTGAACAACGGTACTGTTTACAAGTATGTTGATTTTCATAGTGATGCTACAACTCACAAGGAGATTGATGATGGACGTGAAGAGTCTCAAAAAGAATTTATGAGTATGCATAATCTTTGCATCGAATATGTGGCTGCTGTTTGCAAGAATCAAGGTAAAATTTCTTGGGAACGTCTTGGTGCCTTATCACAAAAAATTGATTCTGAAAAAGAAGGACCTAATGGTCTTGCGGTTGATTGCTGATAACCGAATAAAAAAATACGGGGTTCATTACCCCGTTTTTTTGTATCTATGCTATAAATATCTACGGTTGCCTTCGGGGACCACACAATACAAACTCGCTTAACTAAGGAGCTATCAAATGGGAAACCTAACGAAGTACAATGCTGCCAACATAAATCAACTGTTGGAACGTATAAATAGGAACAGTATTGGTATGGATGAATACTTTGGTCGTTTGTTCGATCTTCACGAAACAACGTCAAATTATCCGCCGTTTAATTTAATTCAAGTCAGTAATGTTGAATCAAGACTTGAGTTAGCACTTGCAGGATTTAAAAAGAAGGAAGTAAATGTCTACACACAAGATGGAAAACTCTTCGTCGAAGGGCAACGAGAAGACGGAGAATCTGGAAACGAGTACATCCATAGAGGAGTGGCTCAACGATCTTTCACCAGAACTTGGACACTGGCAGAGGATACGGAAGTTAGATCAGTTGAATTTGAGGATGGGTTGCTGACGATTGTTCTTGGTAGAATCGTCCCAGAGCATCATCAAAGAAAAGAGTGGTTCTAAATAATAGCGGCTACCCTTTAAATATCGTCGCCGCAGAGGGGCAACTGGCAAAATCCAGTTGACGCCCCTCTTTTTTCTTGATATAATAACTACACGACTACCAATATTATGACAATTAAACTTGTACTTTTGAAATCGGGCGAAGACATCATTGCTGATGTTGGTGAGATGTCTCTTGGAGAAGAGGAAAATGCAAGACTAATTGGTTATTATCTGAACAAACCTTGTGTTGTTAAGATGGTAAAACCAACCTTGCTGACCGAGGATGGTCACAATAAAAAATCTGGTTTCGAGGTTTCGCTCTTTCCTTGGATTCCTCTAACTCAAGAAAAAACAATTCCTGTTCCTACTGATTGGGTAATCACAATCGTAGAACCAACGGAACAACTTAAACAAATGTATATCGAAGACGTTGTAAACTATGAAAGTAATCAAAATAATACTCTTAACGAATAATACAGTTTTACTCAGTGAGATTGAAGAAGTTGGTGCAGATGTTGGAGAACCTGACTGCAAGTTGATTAATCCATATGTCATCATGACTTCAGATCAAAAAATCACAATCCAAGAAAATGTTGCAACATTGACGCCTTGGATGAAAAAGTTCACAAAAGAAACTGTATTCATGATTAGTTCTGATAAGATTTTAACTCTTACAGAACCAACAGAAACCCTCTTAGAAAAATACCAAGAAAAAATAAAGTAACTATGGCACTCTCAAAATCAGTTGAAGATTCTCTCAAAGAAGCAGAATCAAATTTACGTAATGCACTTGCCTTTGCAGCTCGACAAGAACGTCCGATGGTTTGTGGCGTGATTGCAGAACTTATCAATAAGATTGATACACTTCAGACTATGGATTCTATTATGGATAAGGTGGAGAATCGAAAACCAGGAGATAGTGGATTATTTGGCAACTTTTTTGTAGATGATGATGAGTGACAAAGTTGGTCTAATCTGATAAAATACACTTGCTTTGGAGATTACTGTTGAAGTTCTATACAAATGTTCAGATGATTGGGAATCAGTTTCTTGTTCGTGGTGTTGAAAACGGCAAGAGATTTGAAATTCGTGATGATTTTCGCCCCACTCTGTTCATAAAGACAAATAAAGAATCGAAGTATAAAACTCTTTCTGGAGAGTCTGTAAGTCCAATTCAACCAGGAACAGTCAGAGATTGTAGAGACTTTTATAAGAAGTATGATGAAGTAGATGGATTTGAGATCTATGGCAACGATCGGTATATCTATCAATACATCTCTAAAAGATATCCAGAAGATGAAATCAAGTTTGATACAAAACAAATCAAACTTGTAACAATTGATATTGAGGTTGCCTCTGAAGA